CTTATCTCTCTCTGATAGGGAAGTATGGTATCGTGCAGGTCAAAGGTTTGTTGTTGATTATTTAATAGAGCAACAACTTAGACAGAAAGAAACCATGCTGACTAATAGGGTGCTGGAGAATTAGTTATGTGTACAGGTATGAAAAATTGGAGAGGTGTCATAGGAGGTACAGGTCTTAATATGCCATTAGACTATCAAAACAGACCTGTTAATGTAACAGGTAAACAAACAGGAGTCGCTAACCCTATAGATACAGCTAAAGCAACAGAACGTCTGAGGTTAGCAAGACAACAGGCAGAAGGCATAGATCCTGATAGACAACATTTCTTGGATTTCTATAACAAAGATTGGAAGGGAAAATAAAAATGATAGTATTAAATAAAAAGGTAGTTTAATTATGTGTTTCGGAGGAAGACCAAAGCCACCACCATTGCCAACACCAGAGCCAGATGATTCTCCTATAGAAGAGACTGCTCAAGCACCAACATTAGGTAGTCAAGGTGGACATTCTTCTAAGAAGAAGAAAGGTAAGACGGCTACTGGTAAGAAGGTGGCAGCCAAGAAGCGTGGTACATCGTCATTACAGATACCTAAACTTCCTGAGTCAGAAAGTTCTGGAGATTTAAACTACACAACTTAATATGGAATACTCCACACAAAGCACAACAGCAGCAGCTAGATATGAAGCACTTATTAGTGGTAGGTCTGTTTACGATAGAGAAGCTAAAGAGTCCTCTAAACTTACAATACCTAGTCTGATACCAGAACAAACGACAGGTACTAGAGCAAAGGTCAAGACTCCTTTCCAAGCAACAGGTAGTCGTGGAGTTAATTCCTTATCAAATAAACTATTAATGACTTTGCTTCCTCCAAGCACAGCATTTTTTAAATTAGAAATAGATGATCTTGAAATAAAAAAGCAAGGACAGGAAGCACTTCAAAGTGAAATAGATAAAGGACTAAGAACAATAGAAAATGCTTTGATGAATCAGATAGAAATATCTAACGATAGAGTTGCTATGTTTGAAGCACTCAAGCATTTAGTTGTATCAGGTAATGTCTTGTTATATCTAACAGATAAAGGACTTAAGGTATATCCACTTTCTAAATATGTTTGTAAGCGTGATGACGTTGGTAATGTTTTAGAAATATATATTAAAGAAACAGTACACCCACAAGCATTACCTCCTGAGTTCTTAGAACTTATAAAGAAGAAAGAGAACTATGACGCAGAAACAATAAAGGAAGACCTAGATATATATACATCTATCAAAAGAGTTGGTGATGATTTCCTTTGGTTTCAAGAATGTAAAGGAGAGAAGATACCAAACACAGATGGTAGATCAAAGATGGAAATTTCTCCTTTCATTCCTCTCAGATTTATTCGGATAGATGGAGAAGATTATGGTAGAGGATACGTTGAAGAATATAGAGGAGACTTGATTAGTCTTGAGTCTTTGATGCAAGCAATAATTGAAGGTGCTGCTGCTAGTGCTAAGACATTATTCCTCGTTAACCCTAATGGAATTACAAGGGCAGCTACCATAGCAAAGGCTCCTAATGGAGCAATAAGAGAAGGTACTGCTGCTGATATATCTGTCATGCAAGTAAACAAAGGAGGAGATTTTAGTGTTGCCTTTAGTGCTATACAAAGAATAGAAGCAAGACTTGAGTTTGCTTTCTTGATGGCAAGATCAGTACAACGTGACGCAGAAAGAGTAACAGCAGCAGAGATAAATCTTATGGCACAAGAACTAGAGAATAGTCTTGGTGGTATCTATAGTATCTTGACTCAAGAGTTTCAACTACCATATCTCAGAAGACGTATGCACCTGCTGGTAAGACAAGGTAAAGTTCCCAAGCTGCCTGATGAACTGGTCAAACCTAAAATAGTTACAGGATTACAAGGTCTTGGTAGAGGTAATGATAGGAATAAACTTATAGAATTTATAGGAACTGTAGCTCAAGCACTTGGACCAGATGTAATGAGACAGTACGTTAATGTAGATGAAGCCGTAAAAAGACTAGCTACCAGTATTGGAATAGATACTGCTAACCTAGTAAAAACACAAGAGGAGATCCAAGCAGAACAAGAAGCTCTTGCACAACAACAGCTTATACAAAGTCTTGGACCTGCTGCTTTAGGTTCTCGTTTACTTGATCCTAAAGTAAATGCTGAAGCTGGTTTAGCTGAAGCACAAACACAACAACTACAACAAGGAGGAACCCCTGATGCCAACCAAGAAGCCTAAAGAAGAGAAGGAAAAGATTGCTCCTGAAAAAGCAGTCGTTAGTCCTATAGGAGAGTACGAAGAAAATCCTGTACCAGAAAAGTCAGGTGACTACGTTACTAAAAATGGAAACAAAATTCACTATAGTTAAAAGAAACCATTATGACTTCATCACAAGTACAAGTATCTGAAACACCACCAATGTCTCAACAAGATCTTGAAGGTCTTAAAGATGAGAATGGTTTGTATGCTGGCAAGTTTAAAACTGTAGAAGATCTTGCCAATAGCTACAAAGAATTAGAAGGTAAGCTTGGTTCTACTACAGAAGAAGAACAACCTAAAGAAACCACAGAAGAAACTACAGAGGAATCTACAGCAGAATCCACAGGAGTACCAGAAGGATACGAAGACTATTATTTAGAAGATGGAACTGTAGATTATAAATCCGTAAATGAAAATTATGGAGAAACTCTAGGTCAAATATTTAAAGAAGGGCAAGTAGATCCTTACAAAATAAGTGCTGAGTTTCACAAGAACAAAGGAGAGATCCCACAAGAAATGTATCAGTCCTTATTGGATGCTGGTCTATCTAAAAATTCTATTGACTCTTACCTTACTGGTAGAGCAACTGAAATGGGATATCAGAATACTTCATCTGAAGAGGTTGCAGAGAAAGAAGTTCAAAGTATTAGAGACTCTATAGGTGGAGATGAAACCTATGGCAAGATGGTTTCTTGGGCTATGGATAATCTACCTAAACCAGAGATTGATGGCTTTAATGAAGCTACCAAGACAATGACTGCACCCCAACTTAAACTAATGGTGCAAGGACTTTACACACAATACCAAAATGCTATGGGAATTGAACCAAACTTAGTGACAGGCAAACCTGCTTCTAGTGGACCTGCACCTTATAGGTCTTCAGCAGAAGTGAAGAACGCTATGAATGATCCTCGTTATGGAAAGGATGTTACATATACACAAGATGTATATGCTCGTCTAGAAAAGAGTGACGTATTTGGTAAAGGCATATAAATAAAGTTAGTGTTATATTAGAATTAACTTACATCTAGATGGTAAGTCTAAATTAACAAAGTGTAGATCTAAATATCCTTGTGCCTGATGCGTCAGACAACACTTGAGAGAAAGGATTGAAACGAAGTTAGTTGCTTAATTCAAACATTAATCAAGGAGTTTTCCTATGGCTAACGCCACAGTATCTCGTCTTGGTTTGGTTAACAATACAGGAACATCTTATGATGCCCTGTTTTTAAAGGTATTTTCAGGAGAAGTTCTAACAGCTTTTGCTAGAAACAATATCTTTAACGAAGCACTTCATTCAGTTCGTACCATTTCAAGTGGTAAGTCTGCACAATTCCCTGTATTGGGAACTGCGACTGCTGCTTATCATACAGTAGGAACTCCTCTTGTAGGTGCTAACCAAATCAAGGCAAATGAAAAGATCATTACAATAGATGATCTATTAATTGCTCAAAGTTTCGTTGCAAGTATTGACGAACTTAAGAATCATTATGACGTAAGAGCTACTTACGCTGATGAATTAGGTAAGGCTTTAGCTAAGACTTATGATGAGAACGTAGCAAAACAGATTGCTAATGCTTCCAGAGCTTCTACTACTTTAAGTGGTGGTAATGGTGGTCTTGTTCTAACTCTTGCTAATGGTAATACAGCTTCAGCAAACGTAACTGGTGATGAGATAGCAGCAGCTATCTATGATATTGCACAAACATTTGACGAGAGAGACATCCCTCCAACAGATCGTTTCTGTGTATTACCACCTGCTGAGTATTACAAGCTTGCTGAGTCTGCTACAAGAACAGTAGATGTTGACTACAACCCAGGAGGTAATGGTTCATTTGCTTCTGGTAGAGTACAACAAGTTGCTGGCATCCCAATCATGATGTCTAACAACATACCTCAGTCAAACAGATCAGCAGCTTCAGGAGAGAACAACGCATACAATGGTGACGATAGTAAAACTATTGGTCTTGTCTTCCACAAGTCAGCAGTTGGTACTGTTAAGCTAATGGATATGACAACTGAGATCTCTGGTTCTGACTACGGAATTATGTATCAAGGTACATTAATGGTTGCTAAGTACGCTTTAGGTCATGGAATCCTAAGACCTGAATGTGCAGCTACTATTAAATTATCTGCTTCTTAATTTCAATTTATAGGGTATCTTATTATTAGATACCCTTTTTTTTATCATGCCAGAAGGAAAAGCTTACAAGATTACTAAGAAGAAAAAGAAAAAAGGTGGAAGGGATTCACTTAAAATTAAAAAGTATTAGATCATGGCTATAGCTGCAACAACTGAACTTGAAGCAATCAACATAATGCTTGCTGCAATAGCAGAAGCTCCAATAAATAGTTTGACAGGCACACTTCCAGTAGATGCTGTTACTGCTCAATCAACTCTTGCTGAAATTAATAAGGAAGTTCAATCAGAAGGTTGGTCTTTTAATACAGAGATTGATGTAACTCTTACTAGAGATGGATCTGACCATATCAGCTTGCCAGCAAATGTCTTAAGAGTAGATGCAAATATACAACAACACCCAACCATTGATCCTATTCAACGTGGATTAAAACTATATGATAGACAAAATAATAAGTATGAATTTGATGAAGACTTAATTTGTACTGTTGTTTACTTTAGAGATTTTGATGAGATAACAGAACAGGCAAGAAGATATATTAATATCAAAGCTGCAAGAGTATTTGTTGATAGGTTAGTTGGAGATGAAGGACTAAGAACATATACAGAACAAGATGAAACTAGAGCAAGAACTATATTAACGGAGACAGATTACGCTAATGCAGATCACAACTTATTAAGAGGAGATCCTTCTCTTACCAGTATCTTTGATACTTACAATCCTTCTAGTGCTTTAATTAGATAACCATGCCTGTTATATCAAGAGCTATTCCTACATTACTAAGAGGAATATCACAGTCTTCTGATGCTTTAAAGCAACCAGATCATGCTGATATACAAGACAATGCTGATAGCAACCCTGTTCTTGGTCTAACAAAACGAAGTGGTTTGCAATATGTAACTTCTTTATCATCTTCAACTCTTGGCAACGTACATATACAAACTATAAATAGAGATGCAAGCGAAAGATATGTAGCCATATTTAGTAATGGCAATGTAAAAGTTTATGATATAGATGGAACAGAGAAGACTGTTAACAAACCAGATGGTACTAGCTACCTGAATACTTCTAATCCTAGAAGTGTAATGAAGACAGTTACGATTGCTGATTATACTTTTGTTGTTAATACCAGCATCTCAGCAGCTATGGATTCAACTCTTAGCGGTGGTACTGGTACGAAAGCAATTATATTTATTAACCAAGCAACTTCTAAAACAACCTACTCTGTAACGATAGATGGAGTTACAGTAACAGATAACACAGATGGAGATTCTACTCTCAGTACAGATACAGTTGCAGCAGATTTAAAAACAGGTCTTGATGCTGGTTTAACTGGTTTCACTATTGCACGAAATGGTCCTGTTCTCTATGTAAAGAAGAATGATGATTCTGATTTTTCTATAGATGGTAGTGACACTCAAGGTGATACCAAGATGACAATAGTAAAAAATTCAGTACAAAGATTTACTGATCTTCCAACTGTTGCACCTAATGGTTATGTTGTAGAAATTAAAGGAGATGAGAATACTGACTTTGATAACTATTACGTTAAGTTCGTTACTAATAATGGTGGTGCTTTTGAAGAAGGGCAATGGGAAGAAACTGTAGAAGCTGGCATACCTTTTAAGTTTGATTACGCAACAATGCCACACGTTCTTGTACGTCAAGCAGATGGTAATTTTAGATTTGCAAAGGTAGATGGAGATACATATACCATAAGTAGTACAGATTATACTCTTCCTAAATGGGGAGAAAGAGTTGTAGGTGACGTTGTATCAGCACCAGATCCTTCTTTCATTGGCAGTACAATTAACAATGTATTCTTCTTTAGAAATAGACTTGGATTTCTTGCAGGTGATAACGTAATCCTTTCAAGAGTGTCAGAGTTTTTTAACTTCTTTCCTGAAACTGTTGTATCTGTTTTAGATAATGAACCTATAGATGTAGCTGCATCCCATACGAAAGTTGCGATATTAAAAAATGCAGTAACGATGGGAGAAAAACTTATATTATTCTCTGAACAAACGCAGTTTGTATTAGCCAGTTCAGCAGATAACCTTACACCTAAAACAGCTAACGTAATAGTTGCGACTGAATTTGAAAGTAGTGCAGCAGCACAGCCTGTAGGTTCTGGTAGTTCTATTTATTTCTTAACTGAAAAAGGATCTTTTGCTGGTATAAGAGAATATATTATTCAAGGTGAATCCCAAGTAAGAGATGCTGCAAATGTCACTATTCATGTACCAAGACTGATACCAAGTAATGTCTTCAAGATGGCAGTATCTACTAACCAAGATATTCTTATTGTCTTAGGTTCAGACAATCCTAATAAACTATATGTATATAGATGGTTATATGGATCAGATGGAAATAAAGCTTTAAGCAGTTGGTTTACTTATACTATTAATTCCAATAGATCTATTTTAAATGTTGACTTTATTGGTACAGATTTGTTTGCTGTTATCGAAGAAGCTAACAAAGTAACTCTAGAAAAGATACCATTTGAATCTGAATTTAGAGAAACCAATGCAACCTTTGAATATCACCTCGATCATAAAGTAACTGAAGCAACTACAGGGGTATCAGTATCTTATAGCTCTGGTACAGGTCTATCTACTTTTACAGTTCCATATAGATTAAGAGCAAGCATGAATATTGTTGGTAGATATTTAGGTGATGGAGAAACAAGTACTTTTGTAGATCCTCAAGGTAATACAAAAACTCTTACAGCAGGGCAGGTTATCTCAACATCTAATACTACTAATGGCTCGACATCTACCATCACAGCTACAGGAGATTATAGGAATAGTAAGTTTATTATTGGTGAACCTTATGAAATGCACTATAGATC